CGACGAAGCGTATCTGTGCCCAGTGGCTGAGGGTTTGTACCAGACGCGGTACGCTCCGGCCGATACGATCGAAGCCGCGAACACGGTCGGCCTGCCGCTGTACAGTTCGGCTGAGCTGATGAGGCACGGCAAGGGCATCGAGCTCCACACGGAGTCGAATCACCTGAGCTACGTCACTCGGCCGCGGGCGATCGTCAAGATCACGAAGTCCTAATCCAGCGATCAACCCCGGGGCGCTCATGCCCCGGGGACCTGTCAACCTTTTTGCATGCCGGAGCGGCCTTAGAGATGAGCATACCATTTGTGCGAACTCCTGTCGCCGGACCCGCGTACGCACCCCTTCCGGCGCTCCCGCTCGACGGCACCGTGCAAGTGCTTTCGGCTCTGGCTGCGTCGAGCACGCAGAGCGCCGCATTCGGTACCGCCACGACTTGTATCCAGATTTTCGCATCGACTGACGTGTACGTCGCGGCTGGGGCGAGCCCGGTAGCCGACAATACATGCTGGCTGCTGAAAGCGGGGTACGCGACTTACGCTGTGAACCCGGGCGACAAGATCGCGGTCCGCGCCGTCGCCGAGGATGGCGAAGTGCGAATCATGGAAGCGTGATCGATGTTGAATCCTGTTCCGCTTACGCCAGAGATCGAGATTCCGGAGCCCGAGCCGCTGCCGCTCATTGCTGCGGACACGACCTGGCACGTGCCCGGCGACTACGCGACCCTCGCGGCAGCGCTCGATGCGGCGAGGGGGAAGATTCCGTTGCCCGGTGTCCGACTGACGATCGAGATGGGCGCGGGTGTGCACGATGTCGCATCCGCGTACGTGCTCGATGCCGCGTTTCTTCCTTGGGTCGATATCGTCGGTGCCGCCTATACGGACACACCGTCTGGCGGTTTCGATGGCGTCGTTTCGGCGACGGGCGGCTCGGGAGCTTGGGACGTCACTTACAGCTTCGCGGACCTCGCGCCCGGAGCGATCTCGGTCGGGGATTTCGTTGCGCTGCTCTTTCCGAGGCAGGGCACGCTGGCGGTCAATGCTCATCACGGGCTGTGGGAGGTGATGGCGGTGTCGCCCGGTACGCCCGGCACCGTGACTTTGCGCAACACCGCGACCGGGACGCTTTCTGACGCCGACGTTCTGCACTCGCTTGCTTTTCTGCGGAAGTTCCCCACTCGTGTGCGCTGTGCCGATTGCGGCTGGCTGGACCTTCGCAACGGGTCAAAGCTGGGCATGCTCCGAAACATCGCCGCCCATTTTGTCGGTACGGCGACGGGTGTTTCGGGAATCGCGCTCTCGGGCGGGTCCGAGTGCCGCAGCGACCCTGCGGAGTTCGCCCTCGGGTTCAACGGATTCCCGGGCGACCAGCTCGCGCTGTCGGGCGGCAGCCAATGGCGTGGCCGGGTGATCGTGTCGGGTGGAGGGAGAATCTCCGTTAAGCATTCTCGGTTCAATGGAGGCGCAATCGCCACAGGAAATATCTTCGGTGAGGGCATCTACGTTTCTGGCGGCACGTTCGAATCCGACGGCGAATTCGATTCGGTGCTCACCGCAGGCAATGCCTTGGGCATTATTGCGGACACGTTGGGCACCGTGGACGCGAAGAGCGCTCTGTTCGGCGGCAACATGATGGGCGACGTCATAGCCTCGCGCCAGAGCCGGATCGAGGTCCCGGGTGCTGGCGTGTCGGGCGCGGTCGCGACCCCGGCGTTTAACACCCTCGGCAACGACAACTCCTTTATCGGAGGCTAGCTAGGCCATGCTCATCGTGACCAGGGATTCGACGGTCTTCGCGTGGCACGAAGATTACCAACAGGACAAGGTGCTGGCGATCCCCGACTACGTCGGGTTCGGTGTCGTCCAGGTCGCCGACGGCACGCGCGTGACCTTTGGCGACCCCGTGCCGCAGGGCGCCACGATCATCCGCGCCGAGGGCGCAGCCTGATGCCGTCGCCTCTCTTTCGCCCGATGCCGAGGATTTTCTTGCGCACCTTCGGTGAGCGCGAGCCCGCTCTCTATTCCGAAGCCGGCGGCGAGCCGCGCGAGGTGCAGGCAATTTTCAATTCTGCCTACACAGAACTCGATGTGAGCGGCGTGCCGATCGGGGACAGCAGGCCCACGGCGTGGGTCGCCACCTCGGACGTGCCCAACGCAGGCGACAGCGACGAGGACCGGATCACGGTCGGAGGCAAGACGTGGCGCATTGTGGCTTGCAAGCCTGACGGCAAAGGTATGAGCGAACTGCAACTTGGGAACCTGTAATGCACGTCCGCCGCGCCATTCGCGAAGCCGTCGCAATTAAGTTGACGGGCCTGCCGCTGACGGGAGAGCGCGTGTTCACGAGCCGCGTGCGTGAGCTTCGCGACAATGAGCTGCCCGCACTGATCGTTGAGACGCCGAGCGAGTCCGTGAGCTACGGCCAGGGCGGCCCGGTCCGGCCGCGGGTCCAGAGCCGCGAACAAGTTGTCAACGTCGTAGTGGTCGCGTCGGCCGCCGAAGATGTTGACGACGTGCTCGACGATATCGCGGAGCAGGTCGAAGCCGCGCTCGCGGCGGACCCGACACTTGGCCTGGGAGCAAAGGATCTGCGGCTCACGGGCACGCAGAGCGCTATTGCTGGCGATGGCCCGGATCTGCGCGGTGTCGCCCGGCTTCAGTACACCGTTTCCGTGAGCACGCGAGAGGGCGTGCCGCAGTCGATGCACGCCGCTTAGGAGGTTGACAGATGTCCATTTTCACTCCGCTTCCAAACGATACGTACTCGCTGCCGCGCGCGCAGGTGCTGTTTCGCAGGCATGGTACTGAGAAGTGGATCAATCTCGGCGACGTAGAAGCGTTCAGCTACACGCCGGAGCTCACCGAGATCGAGCGGTACGGGAAGGACAGCGACACCCGCGTTCTGCGGCGCTCCGACGTGATTCAGAAGGACGCAAACGGTAGCATGACGCTCGTTCAGATGAGCGATGTCGTGCGCGGCATGATGTTCATGTCGGATCCGGACAGCTACGCGGCCCAGGCCGAGGTGACGGCTGGCACGTACACGATCACGAATGTCGAGCCCGGCGGAATCTACCGCTTGCCTGCGTTCGACGTCACGGTGACCGCAATCACGGACGGCAACGAGACTGAGCCTGTCAACTATGTTGAGGGCACGCACTACAAGGTCGACCGGAGGACCGGATTCATCGAGATCTTAGCTATTCCGGAAGGCGCCTCGGGGACCGACGCGGAGGTCACGTACGACGCCCCCGAGGTGACCGCGACCGAAAAGCGCCAGGAACTCGGCCTGATGCAGAACAACGGCGTGCGCGGGAGCTTGTTCGTGCGCGGCCAGGGCGCCGTTGGTCCGAACGATGAAGTCGAGCTTTGGGACTGCGAGATCCGGCCGAGCGGTGACGTTCAACTGCAGGGCGAGGACGACTATCAGCAGATCGAGCTGTCTTTCCGCGTGTACGCCGACGGCACAAAGCCCGCGGGGTTCGAGTATGGGCGGATTCGCTCTATCCCCAAGACCCCTCTCGCTTAACGGGGAGTAGCCAAGAATGGCGACGATTCATGACCTGATCGCATCTACCCCGGCGGCCGGGGAGAGCGTGTCCGTTGGCGGGATGGAGATTTCGGTGCGGCCAGTGTCGATGCTTGAGTTGTTGCACATCGTGAGGCGCTTCCCGCGCCTCAAAGACCTCCTGTTCGGCGACGGCTCGGAGCAGACCGTGCTCGATGTTGTCGTCGAAGCCGGACCCGAAGCGGTGGCCGCCGTTCTCGCATGCGCAACGGGCGCGCCCGGCGACCGGGACGTCGAGCGGGGCATCGCGGCTCTTCCGGACGAGCACCTGATCGAACTGCTTGCTGCGACCATCCGGTTGACGATGCCAGGGGGCATCGAGGGTTTTTTCGGCAAGTTCGCGAGGCTCGCTCAAGCGGCAGGCCTCGCCGCGGAGCCGCGCAATGCGGCGGCCGTAGGGACGAACTAGGAGCCGACGACCCGCTCGTTGGTCTCGTGAAAGCGGCGGTCTGGCTATCGAACAAGGGGCGCGCCGACGCGTTCGATCTGAGCCCGAGACAGCTCGTGTTCGCGGTGCTCACGGAGCGCGATGAGCAACGTGCCGAGATGCTGCGGGCAGCCCAGTCGACGCGCATCGGCCAGGCCGATTCCAAGGACTACAAGAAAGCCATCGAGGAGTTGACGAAATGAGCGAAACCCCGGACATCCGGACAAAGTTTCGCCTCGATGGCTTGAAACAAGCCGCGACGCAACTCCGGTCGTTTAGCCGCCGGGCGCGGGATTCGTTTGAGATCGCTCGCGATAGCGGCCGCCGTGCGTTCGAGCCCGCACTCCAGCGGCTGGCTCAGCTCCGAGCCGCCATGCTTGCTCTCACAAGAATCGTGCGCACTACCACGGTTCGCGCCTTCCGTACGCTCGGCACCGTCGGCGTGCGTAGCCTGCGTGGAATCACCGTAGCGGCGCGCACCGCGGGTCGAGCGCTGAGAACTGGGTTGCTCGGAATCTCGGCTGCAGGCGTCGCCGCTGGCGTTGGCTTGACTAACGTCGTCAACAAGTCTGCGGAATTCGTAGAGCTGCAGTCGCGCTTCGCGCGTGCTGGCGGCACGAGCGTGCGCGCTTTCTCTCGTCTGTCGTACGCTGCCAGGCAGTTCGGAGTCGAGAGCGATGAAGTCCTCGGGGCATTGTCAACGCTTTCGGATCGGATCGCCGAAGCGGCGAGAGGCGAGGGCGCGGCCGACTATTTCCGCGCTCTCGGAGTAAGCGTTGTGGATTCCCGCGGTCGGCTTCGGGATTCGGTAGCCGTGCTGCTCGATCTCGTTGATGCCACTCAGCGACTTAACGCGACTGCAAGAGCTAACGTTTTCAACGAGTTGTTGGGAGGCGACGCCGAGAAACTGGCGGGCTTGCTGAGCCTCGGTTCGCGCGACATCGTTCGAATCGGCGCGGAAGCCGAGATCGCGGGTGTCGCGCTCGACGAGTCCGATGTCAGGCTAGCGAGGCTTTACTCTATCCGAGTGCGACAGCTCCAGGAATCGTTCCGCGGATTGGGCCTCGAAATCGCTCGACGCCTGTACCCCGCGTTCGCGGAGATGTCGCGCACCGTCGCCAATTTTGTCGTCGTGCATCGCCGCGAGATCGCGAATTGGGTCGTCCGCGCATGGAACGCGGTGGTGTCGGTCGTGCGCGATGTTGTCAACCTTTTCAGGGGGCTGGACGGCGGGGTTCGGAATCGTTGGCTGATCGAGTTGCGGAATGGCTTGAGCGGATTGGTTGAGGCGATCCGGCAGGTCGTTCCCGCGATAAGCACGCTGCGCTCTATCGCCGACGCCGCGCTCGGCGCGCTCGGAAGCGGACTGCTTTCGGTGATCGCCTTTGCTAGCGATTTCGGTCGAATCCTCGGCGGTCAGGCGGCCGTGTCGTATTCGGTCCTGAACGATCTCGTTGCCCAAATTGCGGACGCATACGAGTGGGTTCTGTCGTTCGGAGAGGCGCTCGCGGCAGTGCTCAGCGGCGGCGACGCCGAGGGTGAATTCGGCTATCTGAACGATATCCGAGACCGTGTGCTCGAAGTCTCGGAATCGTTCGAGACAGCTTGGGGCTGGTTCCGTCGGACATACGATTTCCTGAGCAGCGCACTGCGCACGGCATTCGATTGGGACCTGACGTCGACTCTGCTGTATATCGGCCTCCTCCGCCTGTCCGGGCTCCTGCCGCTCATCCTGGCTCCGCTGCGTTTGCTCGTGAGCCTGCTCGGCGGGGCCGCGGGCGTGGGGTCGGCGGTCGCGGGCGGTCTTGCCGGACTCGCGGGCCGCGCAGCCGCCGGGGCCGCGGTGAGCGGCGGCCTGGCGGCGGCGTTCACGGCCGTCGGCGCTTCGGCCACGGGCGCGGTCGCCGCGATTGGATCCGCGGGCGTTGCTCTGGGCTTGCTTATCTCAAAGGGGCTCGAATGGATCGGAGTCAGTCGACAAATTGGGAACGCGCTGACGCGACTCACTGACGCCATCGGAATCACCGATTTTGCGGGCGAGCGTGCGGCGAGTCTCGCGTATCTGCGTGCTGTCAGCTCCGCAAGCGTGCCGAAAATCGGCTCCGCTATGCAAGCCGTCGGCGGCGTTCCGGACCTGTCGTCGGATGAAGCGCTTGCTGCGAAAGGAATCGAGATCCTCGGCTATAGCACGCGCCCCGGCGTCCGGCCGATCAACTTGAATATAGGCGGCGAGACTTACGCGATGACCGCATCTGAGGACGTTGCTGAGCGCCTGCAGCGAGATCTCGCGCGCTCCGGCCGCGCGCGCACGGCCGCGCTGCCGAGCTGGTTGCGATAACGGAGGCGGCTATGAGCAGTAGCAGTACCGAAACCGTGCTCGACCTCTCTACGATTCCGCTGCCGCCCGGGTCCGCGCGCGGGATCCGCGAGCGCCTCGAAGTCGTCGCTCCAACGGCGACGATCCGGCGGACCGTCAACAATCAAGCCATATCGTTGCGGGTTCCAGGCGAGGACAAGTATCGCGTGAGCTTGTCGTGCGACGACTTGCACCTGCCGTCGCTCGACGGCCTTGCGGTCGGGGACGAGGTTCTTGTTGCTTGCACGACCGAGCTGTCAACTCGCATCAGCGCGGGCGCGACGTCTGCGGCGCTGGCTCGCACGCCTGTCGCCGGATCCGTGCACGCCCGCCGTATCGATGGGCAGTCTGTGTCGGTGAGCGTGAACGGGAGAGTAGTGAACATCAGTGCTCAAGCCGTTGACGTGACCGTGTTTTATCGACCGCTTCTGACGTGTTTGGTCGAAAGCTGGAGCGGGGATTCGGACGAGTGGGCGGCTGAGGTGGGCTGGTCTCTGGAACTGCAAGAGGTCTGATGTGGGTGCAAAGCTCTTCTTTGCATGGGTCGAGAACGGAGACGTCGCGTTCTCCGCCCCGACGCACGCGCGCGAAGACCTGCCAGTTCTGTCGCTCCGAATCTCGCAGAGCGAAGGCGAGTTCGCGACGGCAACGGTGGAGACCGAGAATCCTGGCCTGGGCCTGCTCGCAGCCGGGCGGCAGCAGTGGGCTCTGATTTCCGCCAGCGAATCCGGCGATCCGGGCGACGCCGAACTTCTGTTCCGCGGCCGTGTGCTGGCGTTGCCGTCGAGTCTGGCCGGGCCGACGATTGAGCTTGAGTTCGTTGCCGAGCCCGAGGACTCGGAAGACAAGCTCCGCGCATTCGCGGAGCCGCTTAAGGTGCTGCCGTATTACGATTATCTGTACGTGCCTGAGGGCTCCGAAGACGACCCGAATGAAGTCCTCGAAGCACGCGGCGCGCTCTTCGATTTCGACCGGAAAACGCATGCAATTTCGTTGACGGATTTCCTTGAGGGCGAGCGCGTGATTGACGTCGGCGACCGCCACGACCGCGACGCTTTTTCGCTGTCGCCGGGCGAGCCGCCTGTGTCGCGGGCCAGGATGCTGGTGTCGTGCGAATGGGAACAGCGTGCACGCGGGATCTGCGTATTGCCGACAGGTCGCGGCGAATTTCGCGGAATCGCGACGTGCACGCCGCACACACTCGAAGCCTCCGTGCCCGAGCGCGGTGCGGGAATCGGGGCGAATTCGGGTTGGACTGTAGAATCGAGCGAGCTGCGCCTCACGGGACTGAGCGAGGGTCCATGGATGCGGACGGGGTATCTGGTCGATGTGACCGATGAATTTGGGAACGTGATTTGGCAAGAGCCGGAAGAGGGGCAGCTGGACGTTGCACACTACAGCTTAGACCAATTTTTCGCGCGCTTCGACTACCGACAGTCGCGCCGCGAGCAAGCCGAGCTCGTGCTCGACGCGTCGTCGCAGCCGGTGCTCGGCGCGGTTCGCGAGCAGCGGCTCGAAGACGTGGCCCTTGGCGACCTCTTAGCTGATACGGTGACCCCCCACTGGCAGCCGAACACATTCTACAATATCGGCGACAAAGTGAAGTGGAACGGGGGTGTGTGGAAGTGCAATTTCGATCACTGGTCGGCCGCTACTTGGGGGCAGGACTTTATCGAGACCGCGTATACAGGCGGGCAGGGGTACAAGTATTTTTACGGGCACCGAATCAACTGGTTCGCGACAGAAACACAAGCGCCTCTGGGAGATTCGAGGAGGTGGTCGTATTTCGATACCGAGCGCGGGCGGAGGTCGCTTGAGCACGGACTTCTGAGGCTGCGTGCTTTCCTGCGCTCCCGGCTCCGGTGCGTTGACGTCCGGCTGCTCGGGAGCTGGGAGGACTTGGCCGACGTTTCGTGCCGCGACAGCGTGAGATTTACGCATCCAGGGTTGCCCGGAGGCGGCGCTGTCGGGAAGGTCGCAGGCTATGAGATGGTGTGGTCGGGCGACGGCGAGCGATATGTCGAAGTGTCGCTCGGGGTATCAACAGGCACCGGGGATACTCTGCCTGTCGCCGAAATTGGCGAGCCAACCTGGGTGAGCGACGATTGGGTTGAAATCGGGTACGCGGCGCGCACGGGCGCTCAGTCGGCAGTCGATGACATCGTCTACGAGCTGGAAGCTGCCGACCCGGTGGTGCACGTAAATCCGTTCGCGCTGAGCAGCCCACTTTACTCTGTCCTGCAATTTGAGATCAAAAATCGGGCAGATGTGCAGCTTGCCGCCGCAGCGCGACTGGGCCGCAGCGGCGGGATCGCGGATGAAGCTGTTGTGGCTCGCCCGACAAAGCTAACACTGCGACTAAGGGACATCAGCGGCGAGGACACGCTCGTTCGAGAGTACACGGTGTCCGGTCAACCAATTGTGGGTCCCAGAGGAATCGATCTTGAGAGCGCAGCATGAGGAAGTCAGGAACTACAGCAGGTACGCGGCTCGGGCAAAGCCTGCGACGCGCTACGTCGGGCAGGCAGCAGAAAGTGGGTAGGCAGGTGGCATCAACCGCGGGCTACAACCCCGGCACGCCGCAAATCGTGCCGGGGACAAGTCGACTGCGCATTATGGGGATCTTTTGGGTGAACAGGAAATCAATTGCCGATCCGCGTTGAGATGGTGCCGTTATGATCGTTCTCTGGAAAAACGTGCAAAGGCCGTTGACGCCGCAAGAAGCCGACGGGAACTTTGAGGACCTCGACGGCCGCCTGGCGCAGCTTGAATCCGGCCTCGCGGTCGAGGGAATCGGCGAGATCACGGTTGAAGGCGACGTCATGACGATCATCGGCGACCGCGGAACGCAGTACGGCGCATTCCAGCTCCCGGCTCCGCTTGAGCATGCGGGGGGATGGCAACCAGAGTCCGCGTACGGCGTCCGCGACGTCGTGGGCCATGACGGCGCGAGCTACTACTGCTTGCAGAATCACACCTCGTCTGCCGATTTCGATGCGGACCTGGCGGACGGCAAGTGGGCCTTGCTCGCCGACAGGGGTGAGGACGGCGACCCGGCGCAGGCGATTGCCTGGCGAGGCGACTGGGACGTCGCGACGGCCTATGTTCAGGGTGACGGCGTTGCGCACAATGGGAAGCTGTATGTCGCGCTCACGGCGACGACGGGTTCCGAGCCGCCGAGTGAGTACTGGGAAGCGTTGGGGGATATCGTGTCGGGCACGCCGAAGCTCTGCGATCTAGCCGACGTCGACCTCGAAAGCAACGGTCTCTTCGACGGCGATATCCTCGTTTACGACGAAGCCTCCGGCGCCTGGGTCGCAGCCGAGCCGCCGAGTGGCGGCGGTGGGGGAGCCGCTACCGTAGAGTTCTCGTCAACATTTTTGGGCAAGCCAACTGCGGGCGGATTGGTGGCTCAGTACGTCGCTGCTGCGGACTGGCTGGAGCTACTGGCTGCCGAAAGTTCGGCGTACGCGAACACGCCTGTGGGCGCGGGCGGGTCAACGGTTTCGTTCGATGTCCTCGTTGACGACACGGTAGTCGGCACAATTGATTTCGCGCCTGAGTCAAAATGGGGCTCGTTCAACGTTTCGGGTTTTCCGACCGTGCAACCGAGCGGCGTCGTGCAAGTCGTCGCGCCCGATCCGGCGGACCCGGACCTAGCCGATATCTCGGTCACGCTGCGGTTTTTCCGAACCGCTTAGCAACCTGGCGACAGGCCCAGCAAGACTCCGGCTCTGTCGCCGAATTCTTGCTCGATCCACATGTTGTCAACATTGCCTGCGGAGGCTCAGGACGCGCGAAAGCGGGGCTGGCCGATGGATTCCTCA